TCTCCAATTATAGAATTATACTAAATTTTTGACCAAATGTCAAATGTTATTTTTGATAGGTATGACTTTTTAAGTCTGGGAATTGACTTTGGTATTTTTATGATAAAAGTTTTTTGATTGATATGAGTATGCCTCACGAATAAAAAAATCAGGTTTAGTCATGTATTAGAATAGAGAGGGTGGTGTCGGCCAAACAACATCATCAAGCTCCGTCTCCTCTGTAATACCGCTCATTATATCTCTTAGCGCTTGTCTATAAGTAGCCCATTGAGCTTTTTCAGTATCGGATAAAGGGGAGTCAGCTGCTTGAGTCCAATCGCATCCTGCTAATAATTCATTTCTTGTTGCTCTTACATAAGTAATAATTCCTGGCCATCTTGTAAATTCAGTCATATTTTTCTCCTTTAAAAACTAATTCCATGTACTGATATTGAAACAGGTCCAAATCCTCTTTCTTGACCTGAAGCTGGAAAACCTGCACTTGTACTGTTACCAGGACTTGTACCCATTAGATAAAAAATTCCATATAAAACAGCAGTATATGTTGTATTTTGTTCTAAGTCTGCTATTGCAGTCAAGGTTGCTGATGTCAATGCTGGTAACCCTCCAGAAAAGAATCTTTTTCGACTAGCTACTATTGAACTTGTAGGATAACCACTTGAACCAAGATATGTATCACTACCTGAAGAATGTGTACCAGTCTGTGCAATTAACATAGCGAAATATCTTTGAGAAAGAGTAGATACCGTTCCTACTGGATTAATAGTGCAGCTAAATATGTAGTCCTTGGCAGCACCACCAGCGTGGTCACCTGTAGTAAACTGCATATTATGTACGATATTTGCATTTGTACTAACTCCATTTATTGTTACAGGCCCCCACATATATGTTGAAGTTATAAAACCTGTTATGGAGCCAGAAGCATTGGGAGGAGTTGTGGTTTTATCTGCTGTTGAACCTTTAACAAATCCGCCCGAATCTTGTACTCCTTTTTTAGCAATATTTATTGAACTTGCAGTTATTGAATTTGCTGCAATAGTTCCTGTAAAAGTTCCTGAGGCTGCTGATAAATTTCCTGAAAAAGTACCCGTAGCTGCTGATAAATTTCCTGAAAAAGTTGCATCTCCTGTAGCATTTATTTCAAATTCTTTTGACCTAAATGTATTATTAACTAAATCAAATTGAGTACCTGCTGTTACATTTCCGCTACCATCTTCAGTAAAGTTAGCTGATTGAATTTCTCCTGTACTAATATTTCTTCCATGTATAATAGTACTTGTATTAGTATTTAAGTCTGAAAAAACTACAGCATTTGTAAAGTTTATAAATTCTTGAGCGCTACCAAAAGTTAAATTACTTCCGCTTGATGTTCCATTTCCTGCTGAGTTTTCTACTGCCGTAAAGTTAGCTAACCAGAATTTCGGGTCAGCAACGCCTGGGTCTGCAGTAGGTGGAGTTACTTGCCAGCCTGAATCAAGATTTGTAAATGCTCCTGTATTAAAAGTAAAGACTGCATCATTATTTGCGTCAGGTCCTGCTGGAGCAGTTGCTGAGCCTACATTATAGTATACGACTCCTGTAGTTGTTCGTATACCTGCAGCACCTGCAACTCCTTGTTTGACTACACTTACTGTTGCTATTGCTGTAAAAGTTTCTCCTCCTTCAGTTAAAGTTGCTTTTACAATTTTAGGAGTATCTGTACTTACAAAAGTACTTGCGTCTATAGTTGCACTATTTCCAGAAATACTTTGAGTTCCATCAGTAAATGCACCATTTCCACTTCTTGCTGTTCCATCTGCATCTAATAATTGTATTGTAGGTGTTCCTGATAAATTTCTTTTTGCAACTGTAAAAGTTGTATCTTGTCCTGTGCCGCTTGGGTCTAAAGTTCCTGAGCCATCAAAGTTTAAATTAAGATTTTGTCTATCAAAGCCAAAAGAAGGGTCAAGTAACTTTGATACTCCTGCAACTCCACTTGTATTGTCTGGAGCATACGCACTATGAAGAACTCGTCTACCATTTGTAAAAGAAGTATGTATTCGTTTATGTCTTACCCAAAAATTTCTATTACTAAACTCTCCAATTAAAAATTCAGCAGTTGTTGCATTATCAACTGTTGCTATTAATTCTGCATTACTTAAATTTGAAGTAGAAGCATAAATTTCTGTGCTATCAGTTGCTTCTTTAAAGTTTGTAGCGTTTGTCCAAGATATTGCAAAAAATCCTGGTTTAGTTGATGATACTGTTAAATTAGTTGGTGCTCCTGGAGCCTTTATTGTTGAATCTACTCCTGAGTCTTGACTATAAATTGCACTTCTTCTTTGTCTACTAATAACATAAGCGGAGTCATCATATTCTACTGCTTTTATTGTTACGGTACAATCTGCTTGAAAGTTTAAATTAATTATTCTAAATAGTTTATTAGTAAAATTAAAGGGCTCATAAGTTAATCCAATAACTTGTCCTGGTTTCATTAATAATCCTTTTTGTCCAACTCTAAATGAAATTTCTTTTTGATATCTTGTTTCTGTTAGTGCTTTTTCTGCATTTATTCTTCCATTAAAATAATTTGTTATACCACTAAATGCTAGTGATTGAGTTTTTCTAATATTTTTATCAGCTTCTAAATATTTATCATTTAAAAATGTTACGCTTCTACTTTCATAACTTATAGCTGGGTCAGGTATTGATGCTTTTACAACATTTTTAGATTTTTTATTTGAATCATCATTAAGTTTTATATCACCAATAATATCCGAGTTTTCAATAAAGTAAGGATTTACATTTTCTTTATATGTAACTCCATTAAAAGTATTAGAAGATGCTGGAGCAGTTACTTGAGTTTCTACATCTAGCACATATTGACCTTTTTCATAAGATAAGAAACCATTAAAATGTGCTAACATCATATTTACATTTGAAAATACAGATTTACTAGTATCTAATAAGAAATTAGTTTGGTGTCGTGTAACCCATCTTTGATGATGATGTTCCCAGTTTAAATATCTCCAATATTTAATAAAGTCTGCATCATATAAACTATAACCTGGTCTTGCGGTTTTATCTATAGTTAAAGTAGTTGAGCCATCTGTTAAAGTTAAATTTGTACCTCCACTTAGAGGAGCTACTTGACTACTATTACTAAATGATGTAGTTTCTATACTAGGAGTATTACTTGTAAATTGATAAAATGCAGGACTACCTGTATTTGCATGTAAGAATACTTCTCCCTTTTGAAAAGTTCTATAGTCATTAAACTCATAGTATAATTTACCTGTACACTCAGTAAACGTTACTAGATTATTTGTTGCATCAAAACTTTTAACTTTACCTGAAAAAGCTGGATTACACCCTGAAAGACTTCCAGGATTAAATACATATCTATTTCCAATAGTTGGAGTGCCTGATGTTACTTTTATAGTTACATCTGAACGCACATCACAAAGTCGTGCAGATGTAATAAAACTACTTAAATCAATATCATCATTTAAATCTAAACCCTTGCCGTAGATTTTATTAGTCATATAATCTAATAATTGCATTGCAGGATTACTTCCCGCACGTAAGTCATTTCCTTTTCCTGTTATAGTAAAAGTATGAGTTGGTAAGGGCGGAAACATAAAAGGGGAAGATACAGTTATCTTATTTGTTGATGTATTAAAATCTGTTATTTCTCTCCTTTCTCCAGTTTCCTCTATTTTTAAAAATTCACCTATTATTTGACTAGTATCTGTTATGCTACTGACTGCAGAAACAGAACTAAAATCAAAAATTCGTGCTCTTTGAAGCGCTATATTTTGTGGAGGAGTTGTTGTAAAGTTTCGTGAGCCTGTAAAAGTAAATGTGTTTCCTGAACTACTAACTGTATATGCTCCATGTTTTAAGTGTTTTAGTGTTCCTGTCGGTTCTTCTCCTGATGTTTGAGAGACTACTTGAACTTGAGTTGTTCCAGATAAGTTTCCTAATGCCCCTACAGTTACTGTTAGCTTACCATTTGAAGTTCCTACTGAAGTTGCATTTACTCTTTGGTCAGGAAAAGCTGTAGGAGTTCTAACAACTCCTGCATTCCAAGGTATCATAGTCCAAGTAAGTCCTGACTTATTTATTCTTATTTTATCATAAGTAGGTTTGCCATTTGGAGCAAGTTGAGTACTTCCATCAAGTCTAAAAAAAGGAGCTACATCAAGTCTAAATTTGTAAGAGTCATTTCCAAGTCTATCAGTAACTTCATATCTATCCATGATTCTAAATTGAGTGCCACCAGAACTTGTTTTTGCAATTTCATAACTAGAGCCTCCATTGTAGCTAACTTCTACAGTTACAACATCATTTTCATATATACCTAAAGAATCTCCATTTTGAGTAGTTGCTGGGTCAGGTACATAAGTGTTATCATAGTTATAATTTTCATACACTTTACCTTTTACTGTATGCTCCAACTCAGGTAGCTCAGTCATTTCTTCATTTATATTATATTCAACTAATACATACGCTGTATCTAATAATCTGTGTTGTGTACTCCAGTATGGAAGGTCTCCAGTATAGAAATCATTTTGTCTTTTAAAGCTATTAGTTTTTGCTAAAGCTACAAGTTTATCCATAGCTTGTTGGTCTTCAGTTCCACGCATAAAAGAAACTGCCATATCAAAGTCATCGCCGAAAAGATTTTTTAAATTAAGATTTTGATTATTTTGTAATCCTTTTGAACCTCCGAGAGTCGTAGGAGTTAAATCAAAAGTTGCAGATTCTATAGTATTAACTGTTGGACTGCTTGAAGTTCCTGCACCATATGCAAACGTATTAGGATATACAGGAACAATAAGATTTAAAAGATTCAAAGGATTTCCACCATGTATAGTATACATAATGTCTGCAACTGCTTTAGCTAAAGCTTCTTCGCTAAATTCAATATAAGGTGTTTCTGCTACTTGTGTATTTGCAATCGCTATATCTTTTCCGCCTAGAGTATCTCCTCTGCTCATTCTACCGTAACAAACCATTTTTGTTTCATCTTTGTTTGTTCCATCAGTAGCGTTTCGTGTAGTAAAGTCACTTTCATCAATACAAATTACACTCGTATCATCAATGTGTGTATTATAAACTCCATGTATCTCTCCTTCTGCTAAAGCATAAACAACATAAACTTTTTTAGGGTCAGTATTAAGTGTATCTGCAAATACAGGTATTCCTTCAATTTTTCTTACTCCATAGACAAGAGGAATACTTGCTGCTTTCATTCCTATATCTAAATCTACTTTTTCATTATGTACTATCTCTTCTTCGTATTCTTCTATTCCATAGTTTCTTCCACCAAATAATCCTTTTATTCCTCCTGCTCGACTTGAAATCATTCTAAAGTTTCTACGTTTTTCTATTCGTTGATACTCTGCTAAAGCTTCTATTGATGTTTCTGCATGCAGAAATCCTAAATCAGCTGCATGACCTGGTCTTAAAGATTGTAAAGGATTTGGAACTTCGTCTGCATTTAGTCCTCTTTGTGCTGAATCTGAAGTTATTCTTCCTCTAACTTCATTAAAATCTCCCCAATGACTTGTTAAAGACCAATTCACAGTTGACCCTTCAGGTTTTTCATTTAAGGAACACTTACTTATAATTCCTTTAAAGGTTAATATTCCATTTATAGAATTTGTATCATTTGTTCCCAAAACATCTCCAGTTTCTGGGTCAATAAAAATTTTATAAATAAATACTTCTCTATTAAAAAAGGTAGGAGAAGCTAGTTCATTACTTTCAATAGATAAAACTCCTCTGAGTTCTTCTGACTCTAAAGTAATTGTAAACGCTTCTGTTAGATTAGTAGAAGGAAAACCAATATCAAAAAATTCACTCGTATTATCATTTCCAGTTCTTGCTAGTGTTAAAGTTTGGTTTGAGTTTGAAAAGCCAGTAATAATATATTTTGCTGAAGCAGTAGTATTAGTACCGTCTGTTATTACTGTACCACTATTTCTTGATATAGATACTAAATCACCTTCACGAAATCCTTGCTCTACAAAGTCAAAAACTTCCGTAGTAAAACCTGATTGATAAGCAAAAGTTCCATTAGTAGAAAATTGAGCTGTAATACTTACTGATGTATTTAAATGTTCAGCTCCAAGAACTAAACTTAAACTTGTTGATTTTGCTTGTATTGTTTCTGAATAAGAACCTATGGATTTTACTCTATTTGCTCTATAAATTTGAGCTCCATTTGAATTTCCATCTTGGTCTGTACTTCCATCATCAAAACTTATATCTCTTGAAGCATCAGTAAGATATGCATATCTATTTGCATTAGTTCTAAATCCTATACTATCGGGGGCATTTGGTCTTTCAAATTTAATAAGGTGAGCATACTCAAATGAAGCATTTGAGACTAATAAGGTTTCTATATCGGTATTTATATCTTTTTTAATAGACATTAGGGTTGAGCCTCCTCAAGACTAAGTGAAAATTGGTATAAGTTATTTGTGCCTAAATTATATTCTATAACATCTTTTGTGTTTATAACTCGAATAAGTGGATTTGTATAAACTACTGTACTTCCTGAAGTTACGCTTTTCTCAAAAGGAGGCGAAACATAGTATCTTCTTTCATTTGCAGCATCTAGTGAAGAGTCAGAAGATAATTTATTACTTGAATCATGTACTCTTATTATTTTATATGCTTTTAAATGATTTGAGTCTGAACTATCATTTATCGTAATCATATCGCCTCTTCCTAAGTTCATTCCTGAAGCCGAAGTTCCTGTTGCTAAAAAATTTGTATCTCCAGAAGCAATCGCTCCAGTAACGGATATTGTTCCGCTACTTGCAGTTTGTGGCGAAGCGTACTGTGGAAGTACGACAAAGAAAGGCTTTAATCTGCCTCTTCTTTCCTCTAAAAAATTATATATTGGCTC